CACATATGACTAAAGATGTCCTAACGGAAGCTGTATGGTTTGCAAATAGATCATTAAAAGGAACTAGGTTTGTTTTTGACGATTATCCTAAATATGACATGGAATTAATTCATAAGGTTCTTGAAAAGTATGGGTTTTCTATAATAGAATCTGGCAGAAATAAAATATGCCTAGAAAGAACCCAATAGCCAAAAACTTACGGACTAGACGATTTAGACTGAAAGTGATAAAGTCTAAGAAAGTTTATAACAGGAGCAAACTTCAAAATGACAAAATTATGCCCGAGAGGGAAAGCAGCAGCAAAGAGAAAGTTTAAGGTATATCCGTCTGCATACGCGAATGCATATGCAAGCAAAATTTGTGCTGGGAAAGCAAAAGATCCATCAGGTGTAAAAAGAAAAGATTGGGGCCCTAAGAAAAAGAAAGATGGTGGCATGATTAATATGACAAAGATGAAATATGTCTAAACAAGGAACATGTTGGGACGGCTATGTCCAAAAGGGCATGAAGAAAAAAGGAAAGAAAATGGTTCCTAATTGTGTCCCTGCTGGTATGAAAGAAGGTGGTTTAACCAAGTGGTTTAATCAAAAATGGGTCGATATAGGATCTAAGAAAAAAGGTGGAGGATATAAGGAATGTGGAAGAAAATCTGCAAGTGGATCAAAAAGAAAGTATCCAAAGTGCGTCCCTGCTGCCAAAGCAGCAAGCATGACAAACTCTCAGAGGCGGAGTGCCGTTGCAAGGAAACGATCAGCGGGTAACCCTGGCGGAAAGCCCACTAATGTTCCTACCTTTGCAAAGAAACAATGTGGTGGTATAATAAATACAACGAAGTACAAAATTTTATAGGAGAATAAAATGCCAAGATCAGAAGGTTTAAAACCAATAGGTGACTCAGTAAAAAAACTTATTGAAAAACTAAAAAAAGAACGTGAAGAACGTCGAAATAAAAATAAATCTGTTAGAACACAACCTAAACTTCCTGGTATGAAAAAAGGCGGAGATGTAAAAGGTTATATGTCAGGTGGTTTTGGTATATTCTCCAAAAAGAAAGCTCAAGCTGATGAACCTGATAAAAAAGAATCTAATGAGTCTAAGAAAAAGAAAAGACTCGAAGAATTGAAAAAGGAGATAGGTATGAAAAAAGGTGGAGAAGTTCAAGGATATGAACAAGGCGGTATGACTAGTAAAAAAGGTGGAAGAAATAAGCCTAAACCTTTTTTAGGATTACCTGGCAAACCATTACCGAGACCACGACCTGGGCCTGGGAGACCACCACCAAAAAAAAGAAAAGAATCCTCTCCAAAAAAACAAGATCCTAATTATGGGGTAGAGTTTAATAGAGACGGACCAGCTAGACCAGGAAAAGATGTTACTGGATACATGGTTAAAAAAGGTGGTTTGATCGGTGGTCAAAAGAAACTTGATGCAAACAAAGACGGAAAGATTTCAGGAGATGATTTTAAAATCTTGAAAGCTAAAAATAACAAAATGAAAGGTGGCGGAATCGCCATCAGAGGAACTAACTTTAAAGGAATATACTAATGGATAATTCAAAAATAAAAATGCATAAAAAAATGGCTATGTCTGGAAAATCACCTGTCGGTAAAATGGGCGGTGGTATGATGAAACCTACAGGCTACAATAAAGGCGGAAGAGTAAGAAAACCAGTAACAGTTAAAGAAATTACACCAAAAGGTAAAAAAGGTGTCTTAATTTTTAAAGGCAAAGCTAAAGATTATAAAAACGTTGGCAAAAGTAAATAAAGGATATGTTTAAATGGCTACATCAGGAACTACAGCATTTGATTTATCAATTGATGACATTGTAGAAGAGGCTTATGAAAGATGTGGTCTATCAACTAATTCTGGTTACGATTTAAAAAAAGCTAGAAGAGGATTAAATGTTTTGTTTTCTGAATGGGGAAACAGAGGAGTTCATCTTTGGAAAGTTGAAAAACAAGTTCAAGCATTAACTGCTGGTACAGCAACTTATACCACTCCTACATCTACTAATGATGTTTTAGAAGCGTATATTTCAACTGCGTCAGCTCCAGGAACAAACGTTACAGATATTACCTTATCTAAAATAGATAGATCTACTTATGCAGCATTACCAAATAAAGGATCTACAGGTCAGCCTTCACAATATTATGTAGATAGACAAACGACACCTACAATTACATTATACCTGACCCCTGATGCATCGACTTATACACATTTATGTTACTATACATTAAATAGAATTCAAGATGCGGGTGCTTATACTGATAATCCAGATATACCTTTTAGATTTTTACCGTGTATGATTTCTGGACTTGCATTTTATATATCTTTAAAATATGCACCAGAAAGAACACAAGCTTTAAAAATGTATTATGAAGACGAACTTAAAAGAGCTTTGGATGAAGATGGTCAAAGAGCTTCTTTATTTATTTCACCAGCTAACTATTATCCAACGAGGAACTAATGGCACGATTTGCAAGAGGTAAAAATTCATTAGCTATATCCGACCGTTCTGGTCAGGCTTTTCCATATACTGAAATGGTAAAGGAATGGAATGGATCCATCGTCCATATTTCTGAGTTTGAACCCAAACAACCTCAGCTGACACCTAAAGTTTATGGTTCTGATCCACAAGGTTTACTGGACGCTAGACCACAAAAACCTGATACTACCGCTAGTTTTACTTTATACATCAATAGCAATCCAACTAACGATCCTTTAATAAATAGTTTTAGTATGATTCCTTCCTCAAGTGATAATATATTAGGTACACCACTAACTAGTTTTTCTGCAGATATGTCAATTGGAAATGTTACCGTGGAGATATCATAATGGCAATTACCCATACTAATTTTTTAACACAAGTAAGAAATTATACAGAGGTAGATTCTAATGTATTGACTGACTCGATATTAGATCAATTTATTAGAAATGTTGAACTTGATGTGTCTGGTCAAGTAGATTACGACGATACAAGAAAATATGCTACTTCTTCATTTACCGCCAACAAACGATATCTTGTGACTCCAGCTGATTTTTTAATAATAAGATCTCTTCAAGTATTCGCGACTACATCAAATACTTCAGCAAGAACTTTTATGGAAAAAAGAGATACAAGTTTTATAACTGAATTCAATTCAAGTAGCGCAACAGGACAGCCTAAATATTATGCAAATTGGGACGCTACTACCATTGTAGTTGCTCCAACTCCAGATATTGCTTATGCAACACAATTGAATTATATTGTAACTCCTCCTCATTTTAATAGTTCTACAACTACTTACTTATCAGATTATCAGGAATCAATGTTATTACATGGAGTTTTAGCTGAAGCATTTTCTTTTTTAAAAGGCCCCTTGGATATGTACAATTTATATAAAAACAAGTATACTGAGGAATTAAAAGCTTTTGGTATCCAACAAATGGGTAGAAGAAGAAGAGCAGAATTCGATGATGGCGTTCCTAGAATGAAAGTACCGTCACCATTACCATAAAAAGGAGTTAAAAATGGCAATAACAACAAACGCAATATGTAATTCATTTAAAAAAGAATTATTAGAAGGAAAACACGATTTTACACAAACTAGTGGAGATCAATTTAAATTAGCATTATACAATGATTCAGCAGTTTTAGGGAAGTCAACAACTTCATTTACCACTGATAACCAAGTTAATGCTTCAGGGCAATATACATCAGGCGGAGGAAAATTAGCAAAATCAGGTCAGAATACATCGGTAGCATCAAGTGTAGCTATTGTAGATTTTCCTAATAGATCATTTACTGGAGTAACACTTACAGCTAAGGGAGCATTAATTTATAATACTTCAAACTCTAATTCAGCTGTTTGTGTTTTAGATTTTGGTGGAAATAAAACTGCAACTGCAGGGACATTTACAATTCAATTTCCTGCATTTACAACATCTGCTGCAATATTAAGATTAACGTAAGAGAGGTTTAGATGGCACTTGTCATTAACGATAGAGTTAAAGAGACAAGCACTACCTCGGGAACGGTAACGTTAAACCTAGCTGGTGCTTCACAGGACTTTGTAACATTTGTAGCTGGAGTAGGTACAACTAATACTACGTATTATTGTATTACAGAAACAGGTACAGATAAGTTTGAAGTTGGTATTGGTACTGTTACCGATGCTTCTCCAGATACTTTATCAAGAGACACAGTGATAAGTAATTCATCAGGAAACACCTCTAAGATTAATTTTGGTTCAGGAGAAAAAGAAGTATTTTGTACTGTCCCTGCTAAAAAAGCAATGTCACCTGTTATGCAAGCAACAGGTTATGTTGTAACTCATGCATCTACTTTAGATGAAGTTCAAACTATGGACTCAGGTGTATTAGCAGGACCAGTAACAGTATCAGGAACAATAACAGTAACAGGAGTTTTAATTATATTGTAATGAGCACATTAGAAGTAGATAAAATAATTCCACAATCAGGAACTGCAACACAGTTAGGTGAATCAGGTGATACGATTACTATTCCAGCAGGTGCAACTATTACTAATAATGGAACTGCTACTGGATTTGGAAGTGCTGATACAGAAAAAGTAAAAGTATCTGCTAACGATACAACAGCAGGTTTTTTAAATGGTAAGTTAGTTGCAGGTACAAATATATCTTTAACTGAAGGTAGTGATGGTGGAAATGAAACTCTTACTGCTGCTCTTTCAGGAACAATTGCAACAGCACAAATTGCAGATGATGCAGTAACTTTAGCCAAAATGGCATCAGGTACAGATGGCAATATTATTTCGTATGATGCTTCTGGTAATCCTGTAGCGGTAGCAACAGGAAGTGCTGGCCAAGTTTTAACTTCTGCTGGAGCAGGTGCTCCTCCAACTTTTGCAGCTATTTCTGCAAGTGGTGTAAGTGATGGATTTCAAGCTATAACTTCTGGATCAGGAACTTCTAGTGCTTCTGGAACTTTAGTTGTTAATGACGAATTATTTGATGATGGTTCAAATTACAGTACATCAAATGGTAGATATACTGCACCATCTAATGGATTTTATACTTTTCATGCTGGCGCTTTGCAAAGTGCTTCTACTGGATCATATTTTTATTTTACTAAAAATGGTAGTGCTGTTGGCGCAGAAACTCGATGGGGTTACAATGGTGCTGGTAATCAAACTGCTATGAATATTAACATGACAATAGATTTATCAACTGGTGATTATATAAATGTTTTTTGTAGTCAATCTGTTTACATAAATCAATACTTAAATTTCGGAGGATGTAAATTATACTAATATGGAAATATCATACGCAGAAGCAATCATAAAAATTAAAAAAAATGCAGAATTTACTATTCATAATAATGATTTAGATAATATTATTTGGTATGATGATAACCCAACTAATATTACTAAAGAACAAATATTAGCAAAACAAACAGAACTTCAAGCTATTGAAGATGCTAAACCAGAAGTTATTAAAAAAGCATCTGGCAAACAAAAATTAAAAGACTTGGGATTAGATGATGACGAAATTCAAGCATTGATAGGAGTATAATGAGTGAAGTAAAAGTAAATAAAATTAGTCCAAGGTCCGGGACAACTGTTACACTAGGAGATAGTGGAGATACTTTTACAGGTTCTCAAACTGTCGCAAACGCAGCATTACAAGGTTCAGGACAAATTACAATTAATGGTACTGCGGTAGCATTAGGTGGATCTATTACTTTAGTTACAGAAACAAGACCAACAGTAACAGGTATC